GCGTAAAGGAGCATTGAAATGAGTGAAGTTGAACAAGGTACACCAGAATGGTTTGCACAGCGTTGTGGCAAAGCCACTGCTTCTCGTATCTCTGACATTGTTGCTAAGACAAAAACAGGCTACAGCACCAGTAGAGCAAACTACATGGCACAGTTGGTAGTCGAGCGCATGACTAACCAAGTGGCAGAGTCTTACTCAAATGCCGCTATGGAGTGGGGCACAGAAAATGAACCCTTTGCCAGAGCCGCATACGAGGTTAAAACAGGCAATACAGTCGATCAGGTATCTGCTATTGACCATCCACGCATTGCCATGTCTGCCGCCTCTCCTGATGGGCTTATTGGTGACGATGGATGCCTAGAGATCAAGTGTCCCAACACTGCAACCCATATCGACACTATTCTTGGTGACGAGCCAACAAAGAAGTATTACGACCAGATGCAGTGGCAAATGGCGTGTACAGACAGAAAGTGGTGTGATTTCGTGAGTTTCGACCCACGGATGCCATCGCACTTACAACTGTTTGTCAAAAGAATCGAGCGCAATGACTCTTATATTGCAGAACTCGAAAGTGAGGTTGTCCAGTTTCTCAGTGAAGTGGATGACAAGGTTAAAAAACTCAATGAAATCAAGGTGTAAATATGGAACAGCGTGACAACTCAGGTGTACTTTTCAAGAACGACAAGAAAGAAAAATTTAATGATCCTGACTATAAAGGAAACATTCGTGTTGATGGGCAGGACTTCTGGCTGTCAGCATGGATTAAAGAGGGCAAGAACGGCAAGTTCATGGGACTAGCAGTCAACCCTAAAAAACCTAAAGACGACCAACCACAGCCTCAAAGCAAGCCTAAAGCCAAGATTGAGGACATGGATTCGGACATACCGTTTTAATTAGAACGGAGGGGAAAGCGCAAGTGAGTACCCACTAACTTTGATAGGAGTTGATATGACTTTGAGTTTTGAAGAACGCAAACAAATCTGGTGGGAATGGCATAAGGAAAACCCACAGGTTTGGCAGTATTTTGAGAAGTTTGCCCTAGAAGCAGTAGGACTAGGGCGCAAGAAGGTCAGTCATTGGCTGATAATCAACAGAATCAGGTGGGAAGTCACCATAGTCACAACAGGTTCAGACTTCAAGATCAGCAACGACTACATTGCTTTTTATGCTCGACTCTGGCAAGCTAAGTATCCTCAGTACAAGGACTTATTCAACACAAAACAAATGATTGGAGAGCCAAGATGATTGACAATGTACTTAACATAATAATTCTTTTGGCATTTGGTGGAGCATTACTCGCACTAGGTGTTTGGGTAATACTCCACTTCTTTGACGATTAAGCCATCAGAACATCAATGGCAGTCTGGGTTCGGGCAACCCTGTCATCCAAACCATGTGTACCGCCATTGATTCTCTTGGTCAGACCCGTCATATCGTTGGCATCAGCAAACTGATTTAGCTTGTTCTTGTCCCAAAACCACCCTGCGGACAAGGCGGCATACTGAGGAGATGACACCAAGTCAGGGTTATCCAGTAGATCAACTCCCAAAGCCTCTCCGCAAGCCCTGTAGTTGTCTTTGCCTGTCAACTGAATCAAACCCCTTCCACGGTACTTAAAACCCTCTCCAGAGGCTTCATTTCCATTGCCCATACGGTCAGCGTAGACCTTGTTGGCAATCTTCTCAGGATTGCGGTGGTAAGGCTGGGCAACATCCAAACTAGGGAAACGCTTAGGCCAAACCTTTGTCAAACCCTCTGCACTATAGTTCAGGTTTTCTTTGAGAGCAGTGAATCCACCGCTTTCATGAGCGCATTGCCCCAAGAAACAAGCCTGTCTCTCAGGCGTTGATATGTCGAAACGATCAAAAGTTTCATTGATTGCATCTATCCACTCCTCTGCCTTGATAGGCGTTATCTTCAATGCTTTGGCTAACTGTTCACTGTTCATTTGCTCTCCTTCTGGTTAATCATCTCTCTGACTTGATTGTAGGTGGCGATACAGGCGTTGAGCTTTCTGGCGGTGAGGTCGGCTTCGTCTGTGATGGCGAGAATATCTCTAGCAACCTCTGGCTGAAGTTCGGCTGTTGGGGGGTCAGATCGCTCGGCAACGGGGGCATCTGAGGTGGCTGATAAGGTTGGGCAGGAGGGCGTTTTGACAGGAATCCGCAACCGCAAAGCACCAGAGTTGATGTCAGAATCACGCTTTTGAATAACGACTTTTGCATTCTTGTTTGCCTTTACCAGTTCAGTTGCTTGTCTTTGCACCGCTGTCACCAGTGCCTGTTCCTTTTGCCTAGCCTCTTGGTTAAGTCGGGCAATCTCCATTTGCTGTTTGGCAAACTCGTCTTGCCCACCCTTGTAATAACCACCGCCAAAGGCACTCAGCATCGCCACTACGATGCCAAGAAGCACATACGGGTTCAATATACTCATTCTTTGGCTTCTAACTTTGGCTCGTCACCATCGTCTGCCTGAGCCTTGGCAATAGCCTTGGCACTGGCTGAAACAGCACTACGACCAGCCACGCCACCCAAAACACCAGTTACAAACACCATAATGGTGCTGATTTGCTGTGTGTAAACCTTGTCAATCGGAGCCATGCCTGACATGGGCTGAGTCACATAGGTCACAGAGTACAAGAACATACCCATAGAACCCACCAAAACAATCAACAAGGCAAGAATCACCATTGCCCAAATCCTTACCTCAATTTCTTCAGCAGTCATGCGAGTGCTAGGCTTGTATCCAACTGTAGGCATTATTTTTTCTCCGCTTCAGGTTTAACAAGTTGCTCAGGACAAGTTCCAGTTGCAACACAAACAGGGGGCTTGCAGTCCAAATTATCCCAATTGCGAGGGTCTTGGCAAGGATACCTAAACTTGTCATCGCAACCCATCAAAAGTGTCAACGCAATCAAACAAATTACTCTCATTTCTCTTTCTCCCTATCTTTTTGTTCAACTTGTCTTCTCAACTTCTCAACCTTTTCAACCTGAGTCTTAGCCTCATTCTTAGTCTCCAAGATGTCAAGATAAAGAAATGCCATTAAAGGCAAGAGCAAAGCAATCAGTACGCAAGCCGCAATCCAACCCATTACTTCTTCCCCCAATGGCTTACGAACACGAACCACATCCACAGGTAAAGGAGGAATATAAAAGTCGCCACCACTGCCGCCAGCTTTGCTTGTAGGTTTCTTTCTTCCTCTTTGCGTAGCCATGCCTCTTGCCTCTTGATCGCCTCTTGCTTCAACCTTGCCTGAGTCTGCTCCTCCTCAATCTTGTCTTTCATGCTGAAGACCTCTGAGTACAGTGCGCCCATCTCAGGAGGGCTTTGATACACCATGCACTCACGAATCTGCACCACCAACGCATCCATCTCTTGCTGTGCCATCACCCTCTTTAAAGCCGCTTCCATGTGGTTTTGGTCAGGGTCATAAACAGTCAGACTCTTTTCTTCTTCTTCCCTTATGTGTGCCGCTAACTGCTCCTGAAGCCTGAAAAACTCAGTCAGATTCTTGACAATATCAACTTTGACTTGGGTTTCGTCAACAGCAACGAACTTTTCCTTCTTTTTCGCCACAGGCTTGGGCGTTGACTGCTTTGCCTTGGGTTTAAAAAAGTTACTAAATTTACTCCAAAATCCAGTAACTTCCTTATAAACGCCAGCAACCTCATCAACAGTTGACTTGACCTCCATGAAGGACTCTTTGGCTTGCTTGTAGAGGTCACAGCCAGCTTGAATCTGCTTGACAAGTCCTGCCGCAAGAAGGCAAATGCTAATCGGGTCAATTTTGTGTCCTTATTCTTCTTCAACAACAGCTTCTTGGGGTCTAACCACTTCACTTGGGCTTGCAGTAGCGGAAACACCAAAATAGTTCTGTCGCAAAGCCCCCAAACCAACAGCCGTAGCAAATTTATTTACATCATCTGGAGTGACCATTGTCTTCAATTGGATTTCTTCGCCTTTTTTGGTAAAGAATTTTGATGAAGCGTTGACAATTGATTTCACCCCATTCTCATCTAAGAATAATTTGCGTTGAGCATCTTTTGTTGCTTGATCTATGTTTTGTTGTCCAATCAATGAAAGAATGCGAAAACCTTTATTGAAGACGCTTGCAATTTGATTTACCAAAATGCCAGTAATTCTTTGAGGGGCTACACCACCCATTGCTCTTTGCAAGGCAGATTCTTGTTCTGTAGCGGCTTTACTAAAATTCAATTTACTAATGTCAAGAGTTTTAGACAATCTTGAAACATCAGCAAGTGCATTTAGATTGTTGTATTCGTTTATTCCAAACACCTTAATGAAAGCACTTGAATTTTTATTCAAGTAATCCAAAGGACTAGGACTGTCTAGCATTTGAGTGACCAAGCCATTTTTTACAGCCAAAAGGCTATTTTTCTGATCGCTAGGAGATAGTTTTTTTAGATCAACAAAAAACCTATTCAAATAACCTTTACCAGCAGAATCTGTCATTTTTGATACGATTCCATCTACGCCTCTTACATCGTAATCTTTCAAAAAACTTTGTCCTGCCCTAGTCATTGCATCTTTTGCGGCATCATCAATAGCAACCTTTTCAGAAGCTAAGTACTGCGATTTAAGGGCAGTATTAGACAATCTTTGTTTCAACGCAGGAAGCTGGTCAACAATGTCACTGTAACCACCATTTGTACTTGTCTTGCTTAAAAGATTATCAAGTTTTACAGGGTCAATAAACCCATCTTTGTTTAAAGCTTGGTTGTATAACTTTGACATGACAGACTTCTCTGCCAATGAGACACCTTCCTCTCCTGCAACATTTAAGAACTGTCGCATGGCAGTTGGACTAGAAGCAATCAAGGGAGAAATCTTTTCTGCATAGTCAGCAGATGTAATTTTTTCTATTGATGCCGCATCTTTGAATGGGATGCCAACTTTATTAAAGTAATCTGTATCAAGTGCAGACATTGCTTGACCAAAAGGTAATTTCTCACCTCTAAAGTCAATCACAATATTGCCACTAGAATTTTGTACCTTGTCTAATGCTTCATCAACTCTTGTTTGCAATAGGCGCAATTTGTCTTGTCTATTAGGGTCACGAGTTTCTCTAATGTCTTGAGCAACACGCCTTTTCAATGAATCAAGGCTTGTTATGTCCATACCCATTGTCAAGTCTGG